GTGCTCCCCCCGTCACCCTCCGTCGCATACCCTCCCCCCCCATGGTATGTGCTGTTGATCTTGGGCAGCATTCTGCCTGTCATGGTGTGCACTGATGCGGAAACCCGTTGCGGCACAACGTATCCAGCATCAATGTCGGCAATGCGCGAAACACGTTGCAGCACAAGGCATCCAGCATAGGCAACAGGGAACCTTGCGGAACCGTTGTGCTGCAACGTGTTGCGCATCCTCACCACCGATTCGCAGTGGTGGGACGGTTGGGTTTCTTGACACCCCAACGCCGAGCATGACCTAGCAATGATCCTGCCTTTCTGCTGCATCGCACGTGTTCGGGTTGGAGGTTAGTGATGTCATTGCTGCCACCCAATGCAACATCAACGATGTGCCCTGCATCGAATGCCCATGGGTTTTCTGTGCGCTTGCCTTGATACTCAACGTATCGCGCACCCTCATAGTCAATGAGGCCACCACATCTAGCGCACTCAAGTATGCGCATGGCCTTGAGTCGTGCACGATTGCGCCGATACTGCGCAGTATCACGTGCCTTGTCATGAGGGTTATACATGGCTAGTCATTGTGTGAGTGGATTGTGTGAGTGGATGGGCACGGGTGAACATGACGAAACCCCTTGCTGCATGTGTTGCGCTGCAAGGGGTTTCGGATGACTACGCGGATTGGTCATCAACCACGTGTGGTGAGACAACCACACGCTACCGGGCACACTCACGTTTCGGGCGAAGTTTTCAAGATCATTTCTTGATGACTTTCCGGGCAGCGGTTCGCTCAGCGCGGCGCTGCGCAGCCTCGCGAACCACGTTCAGCACATCGCCAATGCGGTACATCGGATCACCTTGAGGTGTCACCATTCTGGCCGCAATGCGTCCACGCTTGGCATATGACCACACCATGTCATCAGTCACGCGAATGTCGATGATGTGCACAGCCTTGGCAATCTCGCTTGCCGTTGCAAGCCTGTCCTCAACCATGCGCATCAACATGACCTTGCGTTCCCTTACGTCATAACGCGTTCCGCACTTGGCACACGTGATCGTTAGTTCATCAGGAATACCCCACAAGTCAGCCATGCACGATGCTCCGTCGGCATCAGCCTCACACACTCCGGCATACCAACGCTGCGGCGGAATGTCGATGACCTCCAATGCGTTGTCTAGCAACGGTTTCAACTCATCACTCAACTTCACCCCTACGTCATGCCGTCGCATGATGTCTGAATGCCTTACTAGCCAATGGGTTACGCGTCCCCTGCCGGGCCAACCCATGAAAACCGCAGCCATCGTCAGCACTTGCTCAATGCGCCGTGCAAGCCTTGCCGCTCGCTCATCGAACGGCAAGGCTTGCTCAGCACCACCGCGCACCTCTGCAAGTTTCGCCATGGTGCGTGACTGTCGAGTTGCTGTGATAGCCAACTCATCAAGCATCACCTCAGCATCCGCAATCATCTCGCATAGATGCCTTGTGCATGCGTTACACAGCAACGCATCCCGACATGCAGCACCGCAGTGCGCACATGCTTGCTGAGTAGCGCGTTTCCTCATCGCTAGATCATGCCCCAATCCGTGCCTCAGTCAACGTCAGACGCAAGCCATGATGACCCGTCACGATGGGTGGTGCGAAATGCAACCACCGCACCGTTTCCGGCCGATCGTTCGGCAATGCCCCTGCATCAACAAGGCCATCAACCATGGCCTTGACCGCGAGGATGGGTGCGCCAGTGTCGGGCCATCCTGCGCGGTTGGGGCGCAAGTGCTCAACCCATACCTCAACAGGAACACCAATCGTGACCTCACTTGCGCTTGCCTCTGCCATTGCCCATGCGCGCCATGCCATCAACTCGCGACGAATCAACCACATCTTGGTCGACTGTTTCGCCACGTTGAGAGTCATCGGCATCACGTCCCGCTGCAACGTCAACAGTGGCGTCATCGGGATCACTGCGGCTGTGCTCATCGTTGCTGACCTCCACAATCCTCACGTGCAACAAGTCTTGCCAGAACGCTGCATCAGCCTCATCACGATGGCTCACCACGATGGCGGTTGCTGCACTCACGTTGTCTTGATCGAGGCATGCGAACACTGACAGACGCAGCCTGTCCGCTAAGGCATCCATAGCACCGAGCATGTTGACCCCTGTTCAGAATGGTGGTGTATCGGAATCCCTTACGGCGCAAGGGATTGGGAACGACGATGATGTGACACCTTGCGGTACGCGTCCACACCTGTGCTGTGCCAACACATCATTGCGTGGCGTTCGTCCGGCCGGACGTGATGCGACGCGCCATTGATCCCGAAAGTCAATCACCCATGCACCACCCTCACGGTGCATCTCATAGGTGCGCAACCCATCCAACAACGCAGCAACCTCACCGACCGCATCAAGGGCATACACATCACACAACGCAAGGTCGGCAAGCCTGGCATCATCTCTGCCCGCAAGAATCGGTGCGCCGCAACGCATGCATTGCCAACGCTGTACCGTCCGCTTACCCCCATCGGCATCTATGCTGCCTTGCTCGATCAGCATTGCCCTCATGTCGGGATGCATTAGCGGTCAGTCCGCTCATCCGCACTCAGCGGGCTGCCGAGGGTGGTTCTGGTTCTGAGGGGTGGTCTCCCGTCGGTCGGCGGTTCCGGCGGGGTATGAACTTCGTTCATATACCCCCCGCCAGAACCACCTGCCGGGACCGATTGCAGAACCACAGAACCACTGAGAACCACACTCTTAGAACCACCTACCTTGATCATTTACTCTGCTCCTGCTGCGTAGTGGACATAACCCGTTCGGGGTTCACCCTCGCGTGTCACCATGCCTTGCGAGACAAGGGCATTGATCAGGTCACTGATGCGGGCAGTTGCGCCACCATGACCACGCAACTTGAGTGCATCCCTGATGCCACGTGTGCCGATGCCTGGCGAATCCTTGATGATGCTCATGATTGAGTTCTGCATGACGCCATCAGTAATGCGTGCACCCTCAGCCTTGCGGACGGCCCGGCCGTCGTTGTTGCCGAGCACCGACATACGCGTCAATGAATCGAACATCAGCGCACCCTCAGGCACATCAACGTCACGACCGTATGCCCTAAAGAATCGCACACCCTCATCGTCACCCTTGCCAGACACCAACACCCACAAGGCATCCGGCCAGTCATCGAAACGCGTTGCGCCGCGCGACCTTTCAGCACCAACATCCATGGCAACCCTGCCAGTGTGATGCGCTGCAATGAGGTTGGGCACCTTGGCAAGTTCCTTGAGTCTGTCGATGCCGTCAGTCAACTTGACCGCATCGGCGTTGCTGTTCTCATCGAGGCCAGACATGGCGCGCACCAAGGGATCGATAATCAGTGTCTCGATCCCTTCCGCTGCAATGAGTTTCGCCATGCGCTCAATGATGGGGTCAACCCATAGCGGCACGTTCATGCCACGCAGCCCGAACACCTTGAGGTTGTCAATGTTCTTGATAGGCAACGAATGCAGCCAACGGCCATACTGCGCATCGGTCATTTCATAGTTGAGGATGCCAACGCGTTGCCGCTCAATCACATCGAACCGGCCGAGGAACGGCACGCCATCCACAAGCGACATGGCTAGTTGGTTGAGTGTCGTTGTCTTGCCTGTCTTGAACTGTGCAGTCAGCACCACGTTGCCGCCGTAGGGCATCAGACCATCGATCAACCAACGTGTCTGATCATCAGCGCATGCAATGAGTTCAGTGCCGCTCATAGGGGTTGGCATCACGAACGTCTGCGACACCTCAACCTCGCGCAGCAACATGCGTGCGTGGTCGCGTGCCTTGATGCGCACTAGTTGCCGTGCAGTCTCATGCTTGTCTAGCGGAATGCCTTGTGCGATAACCCAATCAAGCACATCCACAGACTGTGCATCCTCTTGTGGATGCATGACGTTCTCTAGCGGGTCGTCGGGATTGGCGATGATGTCACAGATATCTCGCTCAACCCGTTGCGGCACAACGATGTTGGGATCAACCCGTTCACCATCGAGCGAGTAGCCTGCGAACCGGCCGTGCATGTCGAGGTGCCGGTATGGCTGCCTATCGTGAGGCGCGATGATGCCCTCAACGATGGGTGGCCTGCAGGGATCGGCCAGGCTTGGGGTAGCCTCGCCCGGCCGGGGTGCCGCTGTGAGTGGGAGGGCAAGCGCAACGGCACCCCGGACCATCTCTGCCCACTCCCCGGACGCCACGCTCAGTGCCCTTGTGGGGGGTTGCGAGGTGGCTGCCCGGATGAATGCCTGACCGAGCGCTGCCAGTGCCTCAGACGCGCCCCGGTGCCCCTCTGCGGCCAGTACAGCCAATGCCCTTGAGCCGTACAGCGCAGCATCATGCCTGCTGCCGATCCCCAACCCCTCAAGCCAACGGCTCAAGGTGCGTTGCACCGCAGCGCATGGCGCACCGGTAGGCCATGACTGCAAGGCTTGCGCCAATGCCGCATCCGATACGGTGATCGATGCTGCCGAGTCATGAGCATCGGGCAACATGTTCGCAATGGCTTGCGGCAGAACAGGAACGGGACCGAAACTCTCCCACCGGTACAGCCCGGACGGGTCAGGGTGCACCGATGGGCATGCAACGATGACACCGTTTTTACCCCGCACCTCACCCCACTCACGGCCCAATTCACCATTGCCGTTGCCAATGGTGCGGCCGGGCGGCTGCCTAAAGATGGCATGACCCCTACCGGGGTTGCTCGGGCGCGTTGACTGAAACGGTGGGTTGAGTGTGTCGATGGCATGCCGGATGACATCGGGCACTAACTCAGGTCGGTCAATGTCGAGGATGATGGCGCCACTGCGGCCAGCATGCAGAAACAAGCCATAGTCTGTCCCTGCAAGCCATGATGCGATGACTTGTGGGTCGCGTGATGTGCTTGCATCCCAACCCTTACCGAGCACGCTACCGGGATTCTTGCTGCCGTGAGCAAGTGGTCCGGTGTACCAACCACAGTTGCCATACTTGATACCTGCGCCTAATGGTTCATCGCCAGGCACTACCTCAGGCACCATCAGCGGTCGGTCATCACCAACCACCACCAACGCGCACACCCCTTACTCCGCAACGGATGTAGGGACCCACTCCGGTGGTGCGTACTTCACGCATCGCTTGCACAGCGCCAGGGTTGCAGCCTTGTGCTGTTCCGCATCCGAACCGGTGCCGTACCACGACATGCCCCACTGAGGGCTAGCACCGCAGTAGGCAAGTCCATAGCCATCGTTAGGGCTGTGATGTGGCCTCAGGAGGTGCGCAACCCTACTGCTGTAAAGGAATACGCGAGTGAGCAGGATGCTCGCACGCTGCCTGTCAGTCAAGGTCATGGGTGGCGTTGTCATCGTGCTTCCCAACATCTCTGATTGCAGTAGGGTCGATAGATCATGGGTTTCGGACCCACGTAACCGCATACCGGGCAAGGGGTTTCGTCATCGGCGACGTCAACGGTGGGCATGGTCAACACTCAACCCATTGCCCATCAACACAGATAGCCAACGTCTTGGTTGTCCGCACGAACACCAACAACCCTTCACGTTTCTCCCACCGCTCAAGGTCGGACCAGTCGTCCACCATGTCGATGCTCATGCCACACCCCGAACCTGCGCCCGTTGATGCGCGGCAAGTTGCTCCGCGAACTCTTGCCACACACCGCATTCCTGCAGCAGTCCACGTGCCATCACACCGGCCTTGGTGAACCGGTACATCCGCCAGGTAGGAAAGTGCATCGCAATATTGCGACCCAATGCAGCCTCGCGCATCTCATGCTTGCGCCGTGCCTGCAGCCATGCCGCAGACTCGATCAGCAACCCGCGACCCAAGACACCGCGAATGCCTGGCACGTAATGGCTCCATGGTGCCTTGTGCGGCAACGATGAGGTGAGTAGGAATGAGCGGTCAGGCTCGTTTATCAAGTCCATCACGCTTGGCACCTTGCTGCGTATGGTGTAGTCCACATAGACCATGGCTGCAATGTGGGTGGTGCCGAGGGTGAGACTAAACCCCCCGGTGGCATGCGCTCGCAGTAGCGGGTTGGGAACCTCAGCGGTCGCCATGCCGCAGGCTTGGCTAGTCATCGTGCATGCACCTCACTGTGAACAGTCCATCTAGCGGGTTAACCTCAGGCAGTGCACACACTGCGATACCGCTTGCGGGGCAAGGCATCCGCGCCCCTGACCATGTGGTGTAGTTGTGTTGACGCCAGACAAGGTGCCGACCTTGCGGCATCAGACCTGTCTTGCCTCGCAGGCATCGCGGGCAATTGCCTTGCGCTGCGCTCGGTACAGACTTGGTGCGTTGCTTGGCATGGCGTAACGGCTCAACGTCGAACATCGCATCGGTGCCGATAGGGTCAACATGCCTGTCAGGCTTAGGTTGTGGCATGTCAACCTCGGGACCGCTTGGCCCACAACGCAATCAGGAACAACATGGGGTTGTTGATCCCATCGGCAGCCTTTTCCTCAAGGAATGTCAGTAGTTCTTCCTCGCCACCGAACATCTCCATACCCCACACGTATGACGCTTGCCTGTCAGGGTCGACCGGCACGAACGTGATACCTAATGCGTTGCGTCGTTGCTCGAACGTCCGCATAGCAACAGGTTCGGCGATGACTTCATCAATCTCAGTAGTAACCTCATCGGCAGGGACCGTCAGTAGTTGCACCATGCTCTGTATGACCATGTTGCGCAAGTGTGGTGCGGGATTGCTTGTGTTGAAATGCCTCTGACCCCACTCCCAGATTGAATCAGGCACATCCATAACGTGAGTCATCCTGCTCACCCTCTCTCAGATCCGCGTGCCAGGCTGTAGGCATTCGCACGGTTGGTTGCCCACGTCCGTCATCGAGATGAGCAACCACTTGCATTCAGCGCAGTAGACTTCACGGCTTTTACCGCAAGGGCATCGCTTGGTGGTGACGTTGCCTTGAAACCTGCGGCAGTAGCGGCCATGCTGCTGAACATGTTGCAGCGCAAGGTATGCACGCGCATTCTGCGTGCCGTCGATCGGTACAGCATCCGTCATCTCATCACGTCCACTAGACCGTAATGGTTGCGGCACAAGGGAATGCCGACCATCTCGCGGGTGATGTGGTGCACGAACACTTGATGAGTGTGCACGATGGCGTTGCAGCGCAGCACCGCGCATCGTGCCTCGATCATCGGCCCCAACACATCGGGCCACCACTCAGCGGAAAGCGTGCTAGCGCTTGCGTTCGCGTTGTTCATAGCCCATCAACTTTCCGCCCCACACACCCCACCGTTGTCGAGTGGTGATGGCATAGTCACGGCAGGCATCCCGCAATGGACACTGAGCACAGACTTGCTTGGCAAGGGCGACAGTCTTACCGCTGCCGTAGTCCCCTGCCTCTTGGAACACGCTGCGCCACAACACTTCCGCGCATCGTGGTCGGTCACGCTGCCCGATGAACGGTAGCGGTGTCAGCGTCTCCCACAGTGCATCATTGAGGTGTGCAGTCATCGCGGGATGCCTACCGAATCACCTGCCCCGCAAGGCTTTAACCGGGAATGATGGTGTAACCGCTCAGGTCAACACCGGCATTGGCAAGCGCTGCCGCAGTGGTGGCAGTGACCACCTTGGCCGGATCGGCCTGCGCGCCAGGCTGCACGGCAATCTGAGGCTGTGCGGTCGGCTGTGCCCACGCGGGGGGTGGCTGACCGTTGCCGATGTTGCCAACAGTGGGCGTGGTGTAGACAGGCTGCGGCACGCCACCATGGGGCATGCTGGCAGCCTGCGCGGCAGTGATGTAGCGCGCGCTGTAGGTGTTGGCCTCGATCGATCCACGGCCAGGCTCGGTACCTGTCCATGTCACCTCAATGATGCCGCCCACCTCCACCCCGGGAAGTTCATACGGGGCAAGCGCTTCACGCACTGCGGCCAACTGTCGCGGCTTTTCGAGGTACATGCGCCGTACCCCGTTGTCCTCGGGACCTTCACGCATCGCTGTCTGCACATCGACACTGATGCCCCATACCGGCCGCCCATCGGTGGTGAACTTGGGCGCACCCATCCCCCGGCCGGACGGGTCGTATTCCCTGGCGTGATAAGACATGGGCTTGCGCAGCACCTTGCCACCGATGGTGCTCGGGGCATGCTCACCGAACGATGCAGCCTGCGGTGCCTTGCCTGCAGTGGCTAGCACATCCTCCACCGAGGGTGGCGCATAGGACTGCGGCGCAACGGATGCAGTGGCAGGGGGTGCCTGGAATGTGGGTGCCATGTTACCGGGGTATGTCGTCATGTCGCTCTCTCCTAGATGATTCCAGCCAATGAGGGGTCATTGTCGCCGCTGCCCTCAGGTAGCAATGTCTTGCCGTCCGGCCCGGGACATGCCTGCGTGACATCGCGGCTGAACGGGTTGAACCATGGGCACGACTCGCAGTAGTCCTCAGCGGCAGGCAGCAGCGGCAGCAACGCGTTGCCGAGTTCCGCCAGTCCGCTAGCCGCAGCGTTGGCTATCGCAAGTGCTTCTAGCGCAACGGATTCGTCATACGGCTCGGTGATAAAGATGCGGTCACGCAACTCAGCGTTGCGGGGTAGGAACATCACAGCCACACGCTCAACGTGATGGCCTGCGTTGCGGTACCCACGCCCATAGAGGTGCGCTTGCATCCGGTAGTTGCGCGGTAGGCCATCACGCTTGACCTTGCGCAACGTTGAGAGGCCAACACATTTCCAGTCAATGACAGTCGCCGTCACTCTGTCGTAGCAGTCGCACGTGCCCTCGATCGGTTGTCCTGCAACGGTTCCGACCGTCACGCGTTGCTCGATCAGGTAGCGAGTAAAGCCACTGGCAAGGTTGTGTGCTGCGAACATGTCGGCAACCATGGCGTGCACCCCGGTGCCCACTAGGGGCAGCCATGCCGCACCGATGTTCAACGGCTCAACGTCGCTGAGCCGGTAACCGATCTTGCGCAGACATGCGGACCCCATCTCGCTCGGTCCAATCGCACGCTGCACGCTGCGTGGTGCCTGCCGGATCGCACGCACGATGATGTCGATGAGTTCCCTGTCAATCAGGTCAGGGTCAGCACCTAGTTGCATCTCTTGTGCTGCAAGGGGTTCCGGCAGGCATGTGTCTAGATCCGTTGCAGCAGTAGTCATCGCAGGAACCACCAACCGATCAGGATGACGCTGCCGATGGCAGCCTCGAACAACAGTGCGTAGGTCATGCCGCGCCAGAAACCACGCGTAGCGCCCGGCCGCCTGTCAACGTGTCGTTGCGCAGGCAGGGTCATGACGCACGCTCACATCCCTTGTGGGGCATGGTGTTTCCGGCAGGGTTGCGGCGCATGGCAAGCGTGCTGAACATCAGACCAATCACATCGGTGTCTGTCCCGATGTCATCGGGACAGACCGTGAGTGCATCGGCCAACCCCTCACGGACGGCTGCGCTGATGATGACGCGTTGTCCGTTGAGTAGGTAGTTGACGAACGATGCTGAGACACCGGCTGCCGCTGCGAGTCGCGGGGTGTTGAACCCCTTGCGCTGCATGAGTTCTGCCAATGCCTCGCGATGAACCACGTACTGCATTGCCCGCACCCACTTTCGGCGCGCGTCACCTATCACCCTGCGGGGCATGATGTGCATGACGCAATGCACACCATGGGGAATGCCCGCACGGTGCCTGCAAGGTGGTGGACGTTGAACCGGTGCTGCGCGGCCGGTTCGGTGGTGGGTCATGTCTAGTCGTTGCGTTGGACATACGCAAGACACGAAATGTTCGATAACACGTCATAGTGATGGCTAAGCCAACGCCAGTGGTTATGCCATATTTCGTCGCTGCCATGACCTGCGCGTTTTCGCAAGCGTCCCTAGGTCCTAGTTGTTGAGCCTGGCAGGATGATCGATAAGTCATCATGCTGCAGGATTAGCCTACGAACGGTGGCCTTGACAGGATGCCGGATCGATTCGCCATCATCAGTGGCACGGTGCTTGGCATCATCCGATCAACAGTGACCCCATTGCGACACCTCTTGGTGTTGGGTCATTGTTGGGTGTCAAGCACCTTGAAAAAATATCTCATTCTGAGAGGTGAGTCATGCAGCCAATGACGGACGCTGAGCGTGCCGCTGTACGTGCTGCATTGGCTGACACATTCGCCATGGTCCGTCCGCGCACCGATGAGGAACGTGAGCGACTGCAGGAACGTGCGCGTGAGTGTGCTGAGTTCCTCTTGGATCGGGCCACGATGGGTCGCACCACTGACCCTGCCTGAGAGATGAATGTGCGCTGTTGATCTGAACGGGACTGAGCGCAGACGCAGACCACCCCGGCCGCTCAACACGTGGCACGGGGGAGAGTCACGGGAATGCGGCCGGGGTGGCGTGACCATCCTGGCCTAGCGGCATGCCTGAGGCAATACACTTGGTCCGGTAATCTGGCCGAATCGATATGCCAACGGAATGACCCCTCATCATGAGAATCACCTTGCTCATCATCATGTGTTATCATGGTGGGGTTGGGGCAGGTATGCCCTGACTGAGAGAGCGAGAGGATGAGCGGAAATGTTAGGACCCAAGGTCGGCGGACATGGAAAGACAGGAAATGTCACGATCCTCGGATCGGCTGCGTTGATCGGTGAGAATGAGGGTGATCTTTCCTACCTCATCATTGCTCACCTGATTGACCAAGGTGAATACGTGGTGTCCTACGTGACTGAGGATGCCGTCAAGGCCAACGGTGACATTGAATGGTGGGTGTCCGGTCAGTATTTCGTCAATGCGGCAAGGGCATGGGCACTGTTCACCGATCGCATCATGGATCACGCCACTGATGGTGAGTACAGCACCGTTGTTAGGGATCGGTGAGAACAATGCGACTCATTGAACTGTCTGACCTGCCCGCAGAACAGTGGCGGGATTTCAGCACGATGAAAACCCTGACCTGCGTGCATCATCAGGGTGCCCGCTATCTCACCAAGAATGCATGGCAGCGCAACCTACATCTTGTGCAGCCTGACCCTGAGATTGTGGCTGCCGGTATCACCAACACCCATGGGGCGCCAGAATGCCCCTGCCCTTTCAGTGACCTGCGTGTTGTGGTGGAGGATGAGAACAATGCCTGACAAGCGCAAGATGCTCAAGGTCGGCATGATCGTTGATTTCGAGGTGTCGCATTGGGATGGCAGCACTAGCAGCACATCCTATGCACGGGGCACCATCATTGCCGTGAATGGCAAGGCTGACACCTACACCGTGGACACCGGTGAGGGTGAGGCCTACGTGCCCGCTGAGGACATCACAGCCGTCAACTATCTGCCGGTGCGTCGCGTGTGGGAATCGGTCCCCCGGCCGCGCATGACTCGCATTGATGCGCTGCTGCTGAACCTGAGGGACGCAGAGAAACAACTCAGGATTGCGCAAGACAGGGTTGATGGCATCAATTCCCGCTTGCGGTCGGCCCGCGATGACCGCCAATGGACTGATGCCATTGTGTGCAGCGGCTGCGGTCACCCCATGCGCAGTGAACTAGAGTTCTCCCTGCACTATGACATCACCAACCGGATGTACCCCAACCTTGGGGAATGTCCGGTCAAGGTGGCACGCAAGCACGCTGAGCAACACTGAAACCCTGAGAGAGTGAGTGACATGACTGAGACCAAGACACAGACTGTCCGCATCGTCCGCGAGATTGAGGCTAGTGAGTTCTGGCCTAACGTGCTCGGTGCCGGTTGGGAATCGATGCCGTGGTGGCGCAAGGTGCGTTACAGCAAGGGTGCCGATTGGGATACCTGCCCCGAGGGTGCCGAACTCATCGTGTGGGCACGTGACCCTGACGTGTTGGGTGCCAAGGCTGAGCGCTACACCATCACCCTTGAGATTCTTGTTGAGGCATTCAACAAGGCTCAGCGTGAGTGCGTCGACGCGTGCACGGGGTTGCCGCTCGATATCGACAACCTTGACGCGTGCGGTTCGGATGCCATCATTCAGACTGCGGCATTCGGAAAGGTGATCTACTCATGAGCACGTACAGCGTCGATGAGGCCATTGCTGAGGCCAAGCGACTCAATGACCTGGCAACCGCTGCGCAGGCACGCAGGGACCTACGCAACGTGAAACTCACTGCCTGCACTATGTGGGTCACCACGACGCGGGAGTTTCGATTCAACGTGTCCACTGACCTGCGCGATATTCACGGTGATCCATGGGTGCGCGCCGACCGCGCGCGAATCACTGATTCCGTGCATGCCAATGGGTACACTGACACCACCGTGAGCGTGTATGCCGTTGACCTCACACGCAAGGGTGAGCCGGACAAGCGTGCGCGTCCGGGATGGCGCAGCGTGAATGGTCCGATGGGTGAGGCCATCATCAACATGTGCCGCTATGGCATCGTTGAGAGTGATGAGTCATGAGCAAGCGGAAGCATGATTTCAGCCCTAGTCAGATGCTTGATATGCAGGCTGATCTAGCGGAACGGTTCGCACGTAATGATGAGTTCCGTGCGTTCGTTGACTCGGTGCTCAACCGAATGAGCAATGAGGATCGAGTGCGGGATATCCGCAACACTCGCACGATGCCTGCACAACTCATGACAGGTTTCACGCAGGCAGCGCGTGCGGCTGACCTTTACCGCGTGTCTCGGGATATGTGCATCCTCAATGAGTACGCAGCAAGTCAACTCAACGATGAGGACACGTTCAGCGTTGATCTTGCTCCGTCATCGGTTGGCCTCATGCGGCTTGCCAAGCCGCTGCCCATCCTTGATGTGCGCGGCCGGACGATGCTCGCACATTGGTTCCTATGGTTCCGTGCAGCCGTTGATGTGCAGGGTACGGACGCGTTCGGGCGCAAGTATGCACAACGGCCCGGTATCGCAGTGTCATGGTGGAATGACCACGCAACCGAGCCGGATGAGATTGCGCTTGAGATGCTGCGTAGTCCGATGACCAACGTGGCCGAGACAACCCGCAGGCTTGGCCGATGGGGGTTGATCGGCGCAGACATCTATCAAGATGGGCAGCGGCTTGGTGCCCCGATGGCTGAGGTGAACCCCGAAGACATGGCACGCATTCTCAATGAGGGTGCCATCCCGCATCGCTTCACCAACACGTTTCGGTACTTGCACGCAACGTGGACGATGATGCAGCAGACCATCACCGAGGTTGAACCGCAGCACCTCACGCGGACGGTTGAGGCAACGGCACGGCGCAAGGGGTTGCCTGCCCGCGTGTCTGTTGTCTCGCTACGGCGCAAGGTGACTGACGCATCAGGGATCAAGCGTGATGTGCAGTGGTCACATCGGTGGGTGGTGCGTGGTCACTGGCGTTGGCAGCACGTGGGTTCCGCCTATGCCGGTGCGCAGGAAACAGACAAGGGGTACCGGGCACGGATATGGATTGCCCCGTTCATCAAGGGTCCCGCTGATGCGGAACTCGCACCCACAAGGCATGTCTATGACCTCAACCGATGATGTTGAGCGCATCGGCAGACAGGATGCGGCACACCTCAAGGAACGGCAGCGCAGTAAGGCTGCACAACTCAACACCCAACAGAGAGAGCGAGTGAGAACAATGACCATCAAGCCTCTACCGGCCGCACGGTGCACCTACGCAACCGGCAACGTGTTGGTGCACCTCGACCTTGACCCCTCGGCACGGTTCAAGGTGACCGATGCCGACGGTGGCACGGTGTACGTGCACAGCATGCAAGTCACGATGAGCGCCGATCTTGAGAACCTTGGTTGTGTCGATGTCCGGTGGTCGGGGCACGGAGTGCAAGTGCTCAGCAACGGGTTGCCCGGCCTCAAGCCTCGCAGGGTGTATGTCGGCCGGTGGGATGACATCTCAAGCGAGGCAGCGCGTGTCGCCATCATCAGTGCCTATGAGCGTGAGGTGCGCGGCCTGCCTCGCACGTTCACACTGCATGACCCTTCCGAGGATGAGGATATGGATGATGCCCCTGACAGGGGACGTGAATTGGCACAGCACATCAATCGCGCCATTCACTCGGACTACCTCTGAGCACTAGCCACACAACACAAGGCACCCCGGCCGCATGCAGAGCGGTCGGGGTGCCTTGTGTTGTGTCTACTGCTGTTCCTCGGCGCGATATGCAGCAACCATCTCCGTTGCCAACGCATGCATGGGGTCACGGCATGCGAACGGTTCATCAGGGCATGACCACACATGCTCAAGCGCTCGCAGTGCCCGCACTAGTTCCTCACTCAGTGCGCCTAGTTCCTCACCCACACCCATGCTCACTCATCATCCTTGTGTGGTCGGTCGTTGGCCTTGCCGCTAGGGAACATGCCTAGCGGTATCACCTTGGGCGCGCACACCATGCACAGTGGCTTGACGTGCCGCGACTCCACCAACCGCACCGATTCGCTGCCGAGGTAGCACCATGCCCCGCATGCCACGCATGTGGCGTAGCCATGCACGCAATACTCAGGGGTTGGCACGTCTGCCGTGCGATCAAGCACCACCACTGCATGAGTCTCTTGGTACATCAGCGCACCTCACTCATCATCCGGTGTGCGGACAGTCTCGCCATCGTCGTTCTGCGCCAAGCCGCTCAACGGCAGCGCACCGAGGGCAGCCGTGACCACTGCGCCGAGGATCATGTGTCCGATGAACGGCAGTGATGGTGTGAGAGATACTGCGCCGATGATGATGAGGGCATCGCATCCGGTAATGATGAGAATACGCACTAGCCATTGTGCTGCGTCATCGGTCATGACCCATCCATGTGCACTCAGTCTGCCGGTGCTTGCGCATCCGTCGCGTGTCTCGCCAGATAAACCACGTCATCACCCATGCGAACACCAACAACGCACCGGTATACCAATTCGGTGGCTGATGTCCCTTGAGCGTAAAGATGGTGTTGATGACGACCGTGACCCCAATGGCAATCATCACGATGGCCTAGCGCTGCATTCTGCGCTGATGATTGACGTGAGTGAATACCTCATCAATCGTGGCGCGTGACACTGGCAGCAATGAACGTGCCTCATCGCAGCCACCACCCTGAGGCGGAACGTTGTTGACCATGGTCGCTCGCTCTCTCTTGATCTTGCTGCGGTGCTGTGCTGTTGATCTTGCTGACCCACGGTGCGTGTCAAGCCGCTGTGTGCCCCGTAGGGCCATGATCTTTTAGGGGTCGATGTGATTGCACCGGGGAGGGGGTGATCTTGTCTTAAAACGCATCCTGAGGCCAATGAGAGGCACATCCGGCCCGTAGCCCTACAGTACCGACGGGCCGGACGGCCGATCCTGTCCGGTTCGGGACCATGGTCCTACGCGCCAGGGGGGTTGCTGGCAGCCCGTCGGCCAGGCTGCCCGCTGAGGCTGCCGGAACGAGCCGGACGTGCCAGCACACGCGCCCCGGGGTGATCGGCCGGGAGAATCGATCCTAGGGCTGTTCCGGGGCATTTCCGTCCGGTCCGTCCGGGGTGGCCGAGGGTGGCACATCCTGCGACCCGTACAGCCGACGCAGCACACCGGGCACGGCCCACGGTGCCCGAGGGTTGCCCTCATCATCGATGGCGTACCAATCACGTGATGGCATGAACACACCTACGCCATTGGTGATGAGTTCATCTAATGACTGTACCGATTCAGACTCGCAATAGTCGCACCGAATCGACAACACCACTTGACCCAATAACTCATCGGCACCGGTCAACACCCACCGATGCGAGCACGGCACAGCCATTCACGCTCTCTCAGGTAGTGGCTCAGGTAGTGGCTCAGGTAGTGGCTCAGGTAGTGGACATGCAGAAACCCCCCGGATGATGCCTGAGCATCCCGGGGGGTTTCTAGGCTTGGTCCGAAAGTCGAACCAATTGAGGGCTTACCCCTCACGCTTTCCGGCGAACCAGAAAGTCATGACGCCCACAACCTTGGGCTTGGCCGCTGTGCCCTTGTTCTCCACATCCCACTGACGACCAGGCTTGAACCCTGCCACCTCGGCAGCCTTGCTGAACTGGCGCCACGCGCGGTTGACGTTGGTGTCCTTGCGGTCCGCGACACCCTCGAACTCAGCGGTTCGGACGTTGCCGTCCGTGGTGAACCCGTCCGCGTCCACCTCGGCGCGCATCTCGTCCACCATGTCGAGGAACGGGTTGGGGATGGCCTGCGCACCACCCTTGCGCTTGGGGATGCTGCGACCCTTGCCGAACGTGGGCTTGATGGTCTCGACGTCTGCCATGTGACTCACTCGCTCTCTCAATCGATGTGCCCCGCACCCTGCGGGGTACGGGGCACATCATGCATCGCATGGTGCGTGTCATGCAAGTCAGGCTGTGATCCTGCGCTTGGGGACAACCTCAATCGACGTCAGATCAACACCCCGGGATCGGCGTGCAGGCTTGATGACGATGCGGTCAACCTCATCGGTGATGATGCTGCGCCGCTGCCAGAATGCTTGTGGTGTCTCGTCATGCAGCACCTTGAGCATGCTGTCTGCATCGGCCATACTGGCAGCCTTGACCTTACGTGCTGCTGTCTCGCGCTGAGACTGCAACCGGTGCAACTCTGCACGGGGTGTTTCCATCATCATGGCAATCTCAGCGTCGCTGAATGCGCCGCCCCGCAGTGCGTCCAACGCTGCAATCTTGCCCTCAAGGGCAGCGATCCGGCCGGACACGGTGTCAGTCTCGGCAGGCAGGGTCACCGGCACCGGGCTGCCAGACTTGATCTGACCCTCAACGAATTCCATGACCATGTTGTGCACAGCGCGATAATCACGCATCATGTGCCCGCATCCACCACGTGCCTTGGTGCATGCCCACCGGGCACGACGCTTGCCATTGCGGTTATAGACCTCTGCGGCCATCTTGGCACCACACAAGGAACAGATAACCAAGCCTGCGAGCACGTGCCGACGTTCACCGTTGTGCACACTCACCACCGGCCGCTCACTGATGACGCGCTGCACCGTTTCCCATTCATCGACACTGACAATGGGGTTGATGTTGGTGGACAGTTGCAGCGAACCATCATCGTTACGCAGCGGCTTGCCCTCATAGGACATGCCACCGGCATACGTGGGGCAGCGCAACATTTCGTTGACAGTGTTGCTCATCCACTGGACAGGCTTGCCCTTGAGGTTGCGGACAGGCTCAACCGACCGCACCCACCGCAGCAACTCAGCCGGTGGCATTCCCTTGGCTGCACGCTCATAGAGGCCACGCACAATCTCAGCCTCATGCTCATCGTGCTCGGTGAAGTAGCAGAATTGCTTGCCATCCTTGTTGCTGTCATATGCCCACCCATAACGACGGTGCACGCTGCCGAACCTACCGGCCATCCTGCGCCGACGGTTACGCGCTTTCATCCGCTGCGAAATGCGCTGCACCTCATACTCGGCATCTAGCACTTTCTGTTTCATGGCCTTGATGCCTGCGTGAGTACGTGTGGTGTCACCCTCAAGGGTGGTGAACGGGATGTTGAGGTAAACCATCCACTCAATAGAGTCGATGACATCCCGCAGTACGCGCGTCCATCGATCCATGTTCGGTGCGAGCAACGCATCAATGATTCCGTCATTGGCGTCACCGATCATCCGCGCGTATTCGTCACGCTCACCATTGTTGGCACTGAGTGCCGATGCACCCTCATCGTTATCGGTATAGTGACGGGTCGGGATTCCGGGGTAGAGTTCCGCTGCAAGGTCCTCAAGGTCGGCAAGTTGTTGCTCAACCCCCTCGGCATCCATGGTGTCATGCGACATACGGGCGTAAAGGCCAATGCATGTCGGTTGATAGTTCGCCGGATAAGGCTTGCGGTTGGTGCGATACATTCCGACCAATCGCGCTTGCTTAGTCTTGGTTCCCATCGTTCTCACCCTTGCTCTCTCAGGCTGTTGGCACGCGCGTGCCAACACCTCAAGGGTACCTCAATTGGTGTGGTTGAGCGAGGGTGTCTAGTTCTCGACACGCGCTGACAACCACACTGCCCTGACCTGCGACGATGCAAGATCACGCGTGCTGGCAGCGTGCTGCCGGGGTGGCTGCCCCGGCCGGTTGGGCACTCCCTGGCGAGGATGAGCGGTCCGACCGGGGCAGTGGCGCGGCCACCCTCTGACGTGTTCCCGTGATTCGCGAATCCCTGTTGAGCGGATTCACCTAACCGCGCCGCAAGACAGGCTAGGGCACGTTCGGTCCGAATTACCAACGCACCGTGCCGGATCTATTACGCTGCCCTCTGCAACGTCACGACTACACACCCCGGAATGAGTGTGAGATGACCCCACGTAAGCGAACGCCAGAAGGAACCAAGCCGCTCAGCATTCAAGGTGAGCAGCAGGCACAGCGGCACACCGACCTATGGGCCAATGAGGGTGATGCTCGGGAGTTCCTTGAATCGCTGCCGCTGGAAATGATCGAGTGCCGTGCGCGTCGGCACCGATTCGATCCCTACACCGTGCATCGAGACAAGATCATCACAGTCACGGAGCAGTGCGCGTGTGGTGCGCGACGCGTCACCCAATACACCCAATCGCGCTATGGCCTTGAGCGCATTGACCGACCGCAGGTGACCTATCCGCGTGGCTATCTCGCCAAGGGTATTGGTCGGCTGACCGGTGGTCCGGCACTCGCCATGGTGAACATGCGTCACGTGACTGTCGCCGAGGAAAGAATCAACGCAGCAACCGCAACCCCCCGACGCGGTAAGCGCGCGGGCTGAAACCTGAGAGAGCGAGCGAACGATGGTGCAAGAAATAGTGATCGAGTCATGGTGCGATCCGCACCTCAAGGACGGCACCAAGGTACGGGGTGAGACGTGGCGCGTCACCATCACCAACAGTGCGGGCACGGTTGAGCGTGAGGTTGATGTCTGCGTTGACCACGGCCTGTCATTGCTCAACGCGTTGACGTTGTTGGATGAGTTCGGACGGCCCATCACCAAGCCACCGGGCAAGGCTGCGAGTTCATCGGGCGTGGGTCGCGCACCCATTGACCCTAGCGACCGTAACCGCGTGCACTGCCTGGCCTGTCCCGAATGGTTCGCACATAGCACTGCCGGTGTGCTCAACCATCTCAAGACAGTGCACGGCATCAACGACACTGAGACGATGATTGGCAAGACATGTCCGATGTGTGGCAAGGAATGCGCGTCTGTTACTGGCCTTGCCTCGCACAGCAAGTTGCACCCTGACATCAGCGGTCAGCAATATAACACCCTCACGCGCATGTTCTGGTTGTGCCTGACCCAAGGTGTTGACCCGCACGGCATCATCGCTGCACGCGTTCCTGAGTGGGCATCCTGGCCTCATGCGCGCATCAAGGTTGGGGATTACGCTGACCTGATGGCGCATCCTGCCGTTGATCCCGATGCACCCATGCTCAACGTGGTGGTGGAGCGCAACCAACCGTTGCCACGTCATCCCGGTGGCCGACCGCGCAAGCCTGCTGCAAGCGGAAAGGCACAGTGATGGCGGCGCGTCTGTCGATTGACCTTGAGGGCGCGACGTTGGCTGACCTTGAATCCCTTGTGCAGCAAGCCATTGCACTCGGGACCGAGCGTAATGCCGCTATCACCACACGCGTGGTGAGCCATGGGCGCACCGCACGCGTGACCATCAGTGTGCCGGTGACTATTCGTAAAGTCATTCTGGAACAAGGGAAGTGACAACAGTGATGGGCAATGAGTTCGGTGCTGTGCATTGGTTCGGTGAGCCATGGGATGCACCGGTGTGTGATGAGGCTGCGCGGGTCAAGGTGCCGGTTGATAAGGAATGTGACTTGTGCATGGTCACGTTCCTGCCGACCGACCAAGGCATCACGGTGCCGCACTTGAGCGAGTTCAAGTCTGTCGGTCGGTCCCGCTATCACCTCACGTGTTGGGTGCGCTGCCTTGGCCTTGCCAAGCCGCTGTCTGCGCTGCTGCCTGCCTGGCAGACGGCGGTTGGTACCGACACACCGGCCCGGCCGGTTGAGGCTGCCAGCGAGGCACACAGCGCGTTCTAGCAGCAGACGCAGAAACACCCCCCGGCGCAGCGGCGTGCCGGGGGGTGTTCTGTTGTGCCGGTGGGTCAGTGGATGCGGTGCGCCACTACCGGCACGAACACACCGAACGGTGTGCGGTCGGTCAGTCGCGGGTCAGCATTCACGTTGCCCTGCGACCCGCTGTTGATGCTCACTGCGGGATGGTGCCATCGGTCAGGTACGCGGTCAGCCTCGCACGCTCGTCCGCGTCGAGGGTGACCGTGACATCCGGGGTGTTGGTGTTGCCGATGGTGATGCCACCACCGTCAACCTCCTCCACCACCGGGCACGACGGCTGGTCAGCCGAACACAGCACGATACGCATTGCCCTGTTTCCTCTCGGTATTGCTTACCCCACAACGGTTGTCATGGGGGGGCATGTTGGGTCAGTCGTATGAGTTGCCACCAACTACAGCCTCATGCATGGCGTCACGCATGAGGGGTGAACCGCTCAACGACCATCGACCATCAGCGGGGCACAGCGGATGACCTACCACATCGGACAAGCGGACGTAGACAGATTTCTCTACATCCCTTGCGTCACAATGACTCTCAATGCGGTGGTTACGGATGACCCAGAGGTTGAACAAGTCAAGTCGCTCGACCGTTCCCATCGGCAATGCGTCGATGCCTTGCGGCACAACGATTCGCGCATTGAGGAAAAATGTCGGCATCACAACCTCCGGTGTGTCACGCCACTGGAATGGATCGACTCTACCCCACATGGGCAGGGACCCGGCCGGGACGGGGATACACCCCGGAAAGAACGCAACCGCCGACCCGGCCGGGCCGAGACACCACGATAACCGATGTTCGATTTTCCTGCAGCGTGTCCGCTTTACCTTCCAACCTTGAGAGTGTCTTATCGCTTGATCGTTGCGTCTGAACGAAATGTGCACATCCACCGGTAGTTACCTCTAAGGTGCGCACAGCAACACCCCGGGAACGGTGTCTGATGCTGCACCGCGCATCGGACGCCAGAACGCAACCGCCGTAAGGAAAGGGGCACCGATGGTAGGAGGTGATACAGCCATGTCATTGGGTCAAGCCATCGCGATGAACGTGCGTGCAGCGCGTGCGCGTCATGGTTGGACCCAAGCCGCACTAGCGGACATGGTGGGAGTGAGTCGCACTGCACTCTCAGGGGTCGAGAATGCAGCACGCGCAGTCAAGGTGGATGAGTTGCCGAAACTCTGTGCAGCGCTAGGCATCTCATTCCATGAACTCATCAAGGGTGCCGACCCTGATGAGGTTGCACGGCTGATGCTGTAGACACAAGAAAACCGGGGCACCCTCTCCCCCACCGTGACGCGGAGTTCCGAGGGTGCCCCGGCCGCACCACTGCCATTCACCTGAGAGAGCGAGCGGATTGGGTGCAGTAGCGATGATGGCCTAACGCTGGTCCTCTGTCGAGTTGACCACCGGCGCGTTACGCGTTGCGTACACACCGAAGTAGCCTGCCACCGCGAGGACTGCAATGAGCACGTCATCCCATGGGTGCGGGAACACGTCTGCCTGCAGTCCGTTGGCAATGATGAGGCATGCAGCAACGAATGCCTTACGCGCTACGGTCAGTGGCTTGAGACTCGGATGCATCGTGACCCCTTACCTTTCGTAACAACAGATACACCACCCACAGCGCGACCATGCTGTTAGCGATGCGCCGACCGTGCAGCCAATCAAGATCCGGCATCGATGCGGTCACGATGACTGCGGCCCATGCGACCCATACCGCAATCAATTGCCACCACTTGTTGTGCCACCACTCAATGACATCAGCCGCTAGTGCCAGGCTCACACCGAGCAACAAGCCGCTGCATCCGTTGACTAGCAACGATGTCGGCAGGTCAAGTGGGTCGAGTGCCATTGCCATTCCCGTTACCGTTACGGGGTCGAGTCACCAACAACGCACCGATGATGGCGAGTACGACGGCGTTGACCCCTTCCGATTGGTCATAGTCTTTCAGCAGCACCGCTAGCGCGAGGTTGGCAACCCACACCACTACTGCCGCAACAAGTGTGAGGTTGGCTGCCCACTTGCTGACCATCAACCGGCCCAGTGCCAACCGAACGACTTGCAAGTGAGCGGACCGACCACCCCATCAGGAATGAGGTTGTGATCCCGTTGCCACGCAACGACATGCGAACGTGTTGCCGGGCCGAACCAACCGTCATCGGTACAGCGCACCTTGCGCTGACACTCCACCACGTCACTGCCGTGCATCATGGGGTTGGTCAACTTGAGGTAGCGGCGCAAGGTGAATACCGCAGAGCCGTTGCCACCGTTGCCACCCTTGAGGATTCCGGCAGCGCGCGGGATGACTGCCTCACGTAACTGTGAGATGCGGACGGCACCGGGGCACGTGTGCGCAGACTTGTTCCATGCGGGAAACTGTGCATGGTAGCCAATGCCGGTGTCGCTCGGTGATGTGACAAGTCTGGCAGGGTGATGCGTCTGCTGACACCACCACACTGCGAGGTGCACCAACGCATCGAGTTGCTTGTCTGTCCATGGGTGGTTGGGGTTGCCACCGTCCGCAGTCTCAATGCTTGTGGCGTATGCGTTGCCATCCCACTGCGCATCGGCGCAGTGGTCGAGTTCCTGCCATTGGTAGACAACACCATCAAGACTCGGTGTTTCCCATGGTCCCCCGATACCGAACGTGGATTCAGTACCGATGTAGCCATCCCGCTTGAACATCGCATCGGTGCCAGCAAGGTTGCCAACCATGGTGTGCACGATGAGCACGCGAGGTACCCCGATGCTCGGTTCAGTCTGCGCACCCAACGGTCGCCATAATGCCTTGCTGTACTTGAGTTCCATGGCCTTGCCTCTCAGCCTGCGGTCACACCGGCCGCTGCATTCCATGCACTGTTGACCGCGAATTGAATGTCACCATCCGGGGTATCTAGACCGGTGGACGAGATAGACACGTTGGCACCAACGATCCACGCGAATGAGTCGAGGAACGTTGGCTGATCGGGACCGAGCACGCGGGTTGCGAGGATGCTGCGTTTCTGATCGTTGGTGGGGTTGCCCGATGGCGCTTCCGCTGCCACGTTAAGTGCAGCAGTCACCATGGCTACGCGCACGCGTGACCGGAAACCGTTGTGCGTGGCTAGGTCTGCGGACGATGCAAGCGACATGGGGTCAACTCCACAGTGAGACAGTCATGATTGACTGATTGGTCGCAGCGGCATAGCGCGTGATGGTGCCGGTGCCGGTGCTGCGGACTGACGTTGCACTGAACGTCTTGCTTGCCGTAGCAACCGCGACATAGAACACCTCTAGGTAGTACATAAATGCGTTGCTACCAATGGGCAGGATGGTTCGCGCTTGGCCCAAGATGGTGCCCGCAGTGCCTGCATCCTCGCGAATCTTGCCGACCTGCGCATCGTTGGCAACGGTTGAGTAGTGCATGCACTGATGCGTGACCTTATAGGTACGACCTTGAATGAGTACGCAACTCACAGAGTCAGTCAGCGTCTCCGTTGTGGTGATGCCGGTGACGTTAGTGTCCTCATAGTTGATGGCCTGCGACGCGGTGCCGGGCCACGCGCGCCACGTTGCCCCATCATAGAAATAGGCGCATGACACGTCACGGCACCAAGCCATCATGCCTTCGAGTGGTGCTGTCACAAGGGCATCGCGCGCTGCGGCAGAGTCGAAACGCATCATGGTATACGGCCCGATGCTGTCCGCTAGTGCTAGCAACTGTGCCGGGCCATCAACTTGGTCGTCAGCGGTTGGCACGGTAAAGCCATAGTTAGTCGTTGCCATGACTCACAATCCCGATTGGTAGATGGCCCAGAGAGCCGATGCCCCATCGGTTCCGTTGACCGATGTACCCAACGTGCCGGATGCAGCAGTCACAAGGCCGTGAAGTTCCACATAGTCGCCAGGGTTGGTGATCTGTATGAGCATCGGCGATGCGGGAACCCCTGGCAGTAGGGAACCCCCAAGGCCAGGAACGGCAACATATGTACCTGCGACCCTTACCCCGTTGAGTGCGATGCAGGCACGGAACAGAGTTGCAGCGCTATTGGCTGCCGGACAGTACAGCCCACCTACTAGGTACCATCCGGGCACGCTGCCCAACACAATTCGACTACTGTTACTCGCAGGGTTGTGCTGATCCCAACGGTCTAGGGTGTCGGCACCGGTGAACGTGATGCTATTGAATGTGCCCGATGCCCAACCCGTCTGCGCAACTGTCTGAACTAGTTGCACGGCAGGCACATTGGTCATCGAGGTGACCCACCGCGTGCCATCCCAGACGAACTTTCGTTTCTTGTCCTCGGTGTAAACCTCTTGCCCCACAATGGGTGTAGGGATGAGCGAGTCACGTTCTGCCTCGCTTGCGAACACGCCATTGATGTAGGGACCGATACTGTCGGCAAGTGCCAACATCTGTGCCGGGCCATCAACTTGGTCATCAGCGCTAGGCACCGTGAACCCATATGCGCTAGTCGCCATGCTCTCTCACTTCCGGTACGTGATCGACAGTGCGCCGCTGCTGCGCGACTCACTGAGTTGAGCGAATACGATGTATGGCGAATCGCCAGACACCTTGCATGCCAAGCCATATGCAGTGCCGTCAACGAATGCCTGCGCAAGTGCGGTAGGGAACGTCACCCACTTGGCTTGACCGACCGCGGCGCTTGAGAGGTTGGTGCCACCACCTTGCAGGGTCGGCGCACCGGCAGGCTTGGCAGGGTGCGGGGTGGTGTAGACAGTGGGTGTCTGTGCAGCGAACACACCACCGTCAACACGCTTGAGATACACCTTGGCACTCAACACAACCGCACCCTTGAGCGCACTACGGATGCCGGTGCCGTAAAACCATGCCCCGGTGTTGTTGCCGTAGTTGCCCCAATCCCCTTGGTGCGGACGGATGTTGTCCGTGCGCCACTTGCCACCCCGGTAGCACGCGGTTGCCGCTGCCAGAAACGTTGATGTCTTGGTGACCTTGGGTGGTGTCGGTGCCGGTGGTGGCTTGGGTGTCGGCTGTGTCGGTGCCGGTGCATCGCTGCGCGGGGCAACCGGATCAACAGGGTTGGTCACGGCATCGATGACGAACCGCGATTGACCGCGCACCATAATCATCACGGTGTCATTGACGGCAGGCACATAGCCGCGCAAGTGCGGCAGCACCAACAACGAACCGCGCACGTTCACTGTGACGACACCGGTTCCCGGTGCCAGCACTACGGTTCCGAGCACGTAATAACTACCATCGGTGTTGCGCTTGATGACATCACCTAGTTCTAAACCCATTACTCTGCAACCTCCGTAGTCACTGAGGTGTCGAGTGCTCGCACCGTGACTGTCATGTCAGCCGGTGTGAGGGGTAGTGACATCTTGACGATGCGGCCAGGAATCGTGATGTCCGGCAGGCTGATGACAACAGGGTCGTCAAGTTCCAACAGAAAGTTGATCGGGCACGTGATGGTGAACTCACGTTCACGCCCACGCTGCAACGTGTTCAGCCTTGTCCGTGCGGCTTGTGCTGCCTTGGCCGCAGTGGTCAGCAACGGTGAGGTATAGAACGCAGGTACCTCGCCGAACGGCCCGGCCCACCGGGATGGGCTGCCAGGGTCAAGGTCGAACGCATACCCCACAACCGGTGCGTGATCGCTGGCAGCCTCGCCCGATGCAATGACTGCGTTGACCACACCATCACGCGTCATGCTTGTGGTGTAGGACGTGACGAATCCTCGGTCACCCACATCGAACGTCCACACCGGCAGGGTGCCGTACTCGGTTGGCTTGACCACTTGCAGGAATCCCATGCTGTCCATGCGTGGTGCGCCATCGATCGACGCAGCAAGGCCAGTGATTGCGGCAACCCTGTCCTCATCGTAGGTCAGGGATGCACTCACCACGTCATCGGTGAGCAACGGATCAAGTGACCCCATCGGCACAAGGTCACCGGCAAGCCTTGTGATTTCATCCATGACTGTTGCGTTGGCAATCGGTTGGTACGTCTGCAGTAACTTGGCCTCAGCAATGGCAGACATGCGATCCTGCGCCGTGAGTTCAACAAGTGAACCACCGCAACGCAACCGGCCCGATGGCATGGGATACCACCACTTACGCGCGGTCGGCACGTCTTGAATGCGAAACCATCCGATAGACAAGGGATCGAGCAACGGGTGATCTGATGCCGCAATCGCCATGGTGACATGTACCTCTTGCCCATACGGGGCAAGCACATCCGTTGCCTTGAGCGGTACTAGGCCACCATCCTCATCACTGATGGTTAGAGTGAGGGTGCCTTGCACGTTGCTATCAAGGTCATACTCAATCGTGCCACCGGTGATGGGCAAGCGTTCGTAAGTAGGTTCGCCGTTATACCAAGCGTCGCAATAGGTTTCGAGGCGGAACGATCCACGGAACGCAGCGGCGAGGTTGCGATCCCTAGACCTCACGTGCCACCCCGCTGCGCACACTGCAGCCATGTGAGGTTGGGGTCAGACAGGTTCCGCCACGTGTACCCCTTGTCTGCCAATTCTTGCCACGTGTGGTTGGGTCCCGGGATGATCGGTGACGGACGCTGCGCGTACACCACATCACACACAAGGTTGCGGACAGGCTCGACGATGCTGCGCGAAAGTCGTTGCTCCGTAACCTTTCCGAACCCCAAGTGAATGGTTCCGATATCCCATGTGTCATACGGGGCACGCAGTAGCAGCACCGGCGAACCGCTCATCAGTGCGCGCAAGTCTTGTGCCTCTTGCAGTGTGAGCGTGTTGAACGTGATGCTCCCCTGTCCCGATTGCCTTGTGCCACCAACGAAACTCGGCGCATCAGTGCCCACAATGCTGTACGACGCAGAGTCGATGTCCCGCGACCGTTCCCCCACATCGGCAATCCGCACCATCAGTGCGGTTGTCGGGATGATGGGATCGGTCAACCATGCACGCGTGCTGTTTAGCGTGATGGCTACACCGGTTGACGTGCCCGATTGGAACCCGTCGAAGTCAGTAGTTGCAGCGGTATAGGTCACGGTGGTGCCTAGCGGCACCTCGAAATCATTGACAGTAAAGGAACCCACAACAGGGGTGTTGACCGCGCCGCGCACCTCATAGGTTCCGGTGCTGTCCGTCCGCCATACGCTGATGGTGTACGCGCTTGAGGCCAGTGCGGTCACGGTGATCTGAACACCGGGCGACGGATCGGTAAGCGTGACAAGGGATACCGTCGGTGCCTTGTCCCCCACGTCCGCAACAACGGATGCGTTGCGCGTGATGGTGGCAGTGACGTTGCCGGTTGCCATTAGATGTCAGCCCTACGGTTGGCCGCTGCGCGGACAGTCCTACCAATGCCACTGTCAACCTCAGTGCGCACGATGCCTCGCAACTCTTGGTCGCCAATGAACACGCGCACGTTGATGGCATCGTTGGGGCCCATGACTCGCTCAGGCTTGCCGGTTCCGTTGTATGCCATAGAGAATCCCGGTGGCAGGTACCCTCCGTTGTCATACGCCCAGTGCACGTGGTTCCAGTGCATGTCACGCGTAATGCCGCTGTACATGTGCGGCTTGCCGTTCCATATCTGTAGGTTGCCCATCGGGCTAAAGATGAGTTCCTTGGTGGTGCTGCCGAAGTTGCTGCGAATCCAATTGAACACAGCCACCGATGGCGGAAGGTCAACCGCACGGCCGGATGCGTGATAGGAACGGTTGCCGGTGGCAGTGATGGCACCGGGCCGGTAGCCACTGATGAGGGCAAGGCCAGGGAACGCAGTGTGCAGCACGTCCATCATGCGCTGCCATCCCATGCCACCGAGGGCACCACCACCGATGCTGCCGATAGCGTGCTTCACCAAGTCAGCAAGATGACTGACGATGGTGCGCGGGATGGCAGCCGCAGCCTTGCCGAACCCACTGCCCTCAAGGGAATGCAGCGCGCTGAGCGGACCGCTCATCAGAGACTTGAGGTGGTCAACCGGATGAGCGAACCATCCCCCGATGTCCTTGAGCGTGCCGAGGATGCCGCCGGATGCCATGCGCGGGAACAGGTCCTCAAGCAACGCCATAGCGTTGCCCCGATACTTGGGGTCGGTCGGGATGACGTACTCGGGATAGTTGGGGTTACCCTCGCCCACGATGGCGGTTGCCCTGTTGAACTTGCCACCTCGCGCGAATGCCTGCACACCACGACTGCCACTGCCACCACGACTGCCGCTGCTGCTGCTACTACTGCCACCGATCGTTGCCACATAAGGCAAGTCAGGCAAGCCGCTAAAGATGCTGCGCACCTTGCCCCACATCCCACGGATGCCCTTGTCATACACAGTGCCAATGACGAAATTGACAGGCTTGGATGCGTACCCCTCGATACGTCCCCACACTGTGCCGATACCGCTAGCCACGTTGCTAAACAACGTCTTGACGCCAGACAGAGCCTTGGACAGAGCATCCCACGTGGGCTTGATGATGTGATCCCAAGACCACTTGATGACATTGCCCATGGCCTTGAACTCTGCACCGATGATGCGGCCATACAGCGTGAACAGTCTGCCGAGCAATGCGAGGCCAGGCTGCAGCCAACCCCACACGCGCTTGAGAAAATCCCATGTGGCACTAGCGGCATCCTTGATGCCACGCCATGCCTTGTCCACGATGGCACGGAAGGTGTCACTACGCTTATAGGCAATGACCATGATGGCGATGAGAGCGACGATGGCAGTGATGACGATGCCGATGGGATTGAGGCGCATGGTCCCGTTGAGTAGTTTGTGCACCACGTTCCATGCGGCAGTGACCTTGCTGACCACCAACACCGTACCGGTGTAGATCCCATATGCAGCAACCAATGCGGTCACGGTGCCGACCACCGCGAGTAACACAGTCTTGTTGCGGCCCATCCAACCGAACAACGCAGACACTTGCGGAATCACGCGCTGTTGCACCCACGCAGCGAACCGGTCAATATAGGGCAGCAACTTGGTTGCAAGGTCCTCGCCAAGATTCTGCACAGTTTCCTTGAGCCTTGACAGAGGGGTGGATGCCGCACGCGCTGCGCCACCGAACTCACGGCCAAGTTCCTTGAGGATAACTTTCTGTGCGCCCATTGTGTCGCCAGACTCAACAAGCGTCTTGATCTGTTCCTTCTGTTGCGCCGTAAAGGAAACACCACTGCGACTCAGTGCAGTGATGCCCTTGATGGGATCGTTGAGTGCCTTGCCAAGCGCAATGCTTGTGCGCTTCATGGTGGCCGATGACACCTCACCGTTGTTCAACCCCGCAGCCATGTCAACGGCAGCCTTGGTCGCTTGGTTAAAGATGTCGTTGTTTTTCCCTGCTGCGTTGCGGATGTTGCCGAACGTCAACAGGAGGTTTTCCCCTGCCTGCACTGCCTCATCATCAACCCCTGCCTTGCGGCTGATGGCGGTTGCAAGGTCAGAAACCTGTTTCGCTGTAACGTTCGCAGCGTTACCCATGGTCTTGATGGTGTTCTCGGTGATCTGTGCAACGCGCTGCCCCTCGCGTGCACCATCGATGAACCCACGGAACGTGGACACAGAGAAACCGGCAGCAAGTCCAGCGACCGCACCAAGCGCCATAGTCTTTACGCTGCGCTTGAATCCGTCCGCGAACTTGCTGCCGGTGTCCTTGCCATGTGCCGCAGCATCAATCTTGTTGATGCGCTTGCGGAACTCACCCTCGAACTTTCCCATATCTGGCAGCACTTGCACGAACACATCAGCAAGCGATGCCATGCAGGGTCACCACCTCTCAAGGTTGAGTGCCTTGCGCAGCGCTGAGTCAACCTCACCCGCAATCGCTTGCGGCGCAATGGGTTCCATCAGTGCAGCGTCAAGCCGTGCAAGTTCCTCTTGCACGTTGGGTATCGGTTGGTCGTCAGGTTTCTCACGCATCGATGCGATGACTAGTGCTGCCTGCCGTTCCGCGAGAGTGACCGCAGTGACTTGCTCGACTAGCAACGCATACGACACATCACACAAGTCTGCGAGGGTTAGGCACTCTCGCGCGCTAGACGCACTGCCCTCGCTAGGTCCGGCCGACCGCGCATCTCTAAAGCACGCTGCACGGCCTGCGAGGATGAGCCGTCCGTTGATGTGATGGTGGTTGGCTGCGGCCCATCCGATGAGGCGGAGAGCCGCTGTGTAGGGCGCCCACTTAGTGACTCAAGGATGCCCGCAATAACATCCATCAAGTCATCCTGAGACTGCCGGTTGTCCATTGCCTTGCGCCAGAACACATCCCAGTCATCAGGATGAATGAGAGTCTTGACGAACTCAGTGACCAACGCCATGGCACGCGGGTCATCCTCATCCATGTCACCTGCCTTGACCGCAAGGTCAAGGGGCACTAGGTCGGATGCCTTGGGGTTGATGCGGATGACATCACCGAAGTAGGTGAACTCTAGGTCAAGGTCATCGTGCACCTTGCCGAACGTTCCGATATTGGTACCCATTAGGCACGCGCCGTTCCTGCGCTGTAGAACTCGAACGGGATGCCGGACACCGGAACCTCGAAATTGAATTGGAACGGAATGACCGCGATGCTCGGTGCTTTCTTGAACGCGCTTGTGATGCGGCCGGACGACAGTGCCTGATACCCAATGAGTCGCACGGTGTTGTCAAGCGACTCCCAACCGATCATGGCGCGCACCTCAGTGCCAGGAGTGAGCGGTCGGGCGCGGCTCAACAGGGTGGCACCGGTGCCACTGACCACCGATGAGGCAGTGCCGTTCATGGCCTTGGTCAGATTGGTGAGCGTGTAGTTGGTGAGGTTGAACGCAATGCTTGAGGTGCGCCCGGTGGTGACATACTTCACGGGGTCAAGGAACTCAGCAACGCTCACAGCCTCAACGCTGAGTTCATAGTTGAACTCAGTTCCTTCCTCGGTTGCGCCGAGCGACACCCACGGCCCCGACCACGAATCGGTAAACACACTGCCAGCAACAGTGTTGGTCGGAATGCTTGTGGCGAGTGGTGCCCAGAACAGATACCCCGCGTCAGTCAGAAGCGTAGGGATAGCGGTAGTGCCTGGCATGTTGAGTCAACTCCCTTAGACGCTGATGACTGCGTAAGTGACGGACGGGGTGACGCTGAACGTGATGCCCACCAAGCCATCCGCTGTGTCGTAGTAGGGCCACACGTTGGGAATCTTGATGAACGCCATGCCGGTAGTGGCAGCGATCGAGGTGCACGCGCGATCGGTGATGGCTAGGTCGCCATCGGCTGTATCCGTTGCCACGATGCTGACGATGAGGCTTGATGCGTTGCCATTCTTGACATGGATGATGCTGCCCGGTGGCACGCGGTCAGCCGCAGACGCAGCGTTATACGTTGCGTTCAACCCTGTCTTGGGGATGGCCTGCGCGGTGTACGTTGCCATTAGTCGTCACTCCCTGCACCGGCCGCAGCGTTGGCCTCAACGGCAGCGGCATAGTCCTCATCCGTTGGCATCTCAAGGGTTCCGATCGGTGGAGCGACCGCCACCGGCTCAGGCTCAGGCTCAACCTCATCCACAAGCCTGACCTCAGCGGGCAGCACAATCCCGCGTGCTACATGGGATGCAGGCACGGAGTCGCCAGGGTTGAACGCACGCACACCATCAATCGTGATGACGGTGCGTGCCACGAACGTGCCCCACTCAATTGCCTGCTCTCGCTCGTAGTCCGTGAGCATGTCGTCAGTCATCGCGCATTCCTCTGCACTTGTTCGGCTGCGTTACGGAGAAACCGCCTGGCAGGCAATCCCTTGCGTGTCCCGTTCTCCATGAACCACATGTAAAACCTGTCTTTCGACCACGACACGCGATAGGACACCGTGCGCGTTGCTCGGTCGTAATCGCGTGCCACCGCAATGGATTTCGCACCCTGTCCCGTCCGCTTAGGCGCATTGATGCGCGCGATGTTTCGCACGGCTGCGGCTTGCAGCCGCACCGCACGCGCCACCGTGGGAGACTGCGAGATTGCAGCAACCACCTCAGGTCGAAAGTTCTGCATGCGCATGAGATGCCTTAGGTAGCAACGGGTTTCGTCATCACCTCAACGTCAAGGATGAGTTGCACCTTGACACCGGTGGCAGTCTGAACCTGCGTCATTGACGCAGCAGCGATGCGCGCCCATGCGAGGGTTGGCAATCCCAACGTGATCCCTGCGTTGTTGGGGCGCAACGCAACGCGCATGGTGTCCATGATGGTGACCGCAGCAACCCGTTGCCCCGCAATATCTTCCGGGCTACCTGACCATGTTTCCACCGTGCACCGCACAATCATGGTGTCTGTCGACACCATGTCTGGCAGTAGGTCACCGTTGTTCATCACCGTTACAGCCGGTTCCATCGGCACATCGGTTCCGCCGACAATGACCCGCGAGGTATCGGCACTGTTGCTAGTAGGCCAACCGTCATGCACCGTGAGGTTAGGCAGCGCAGCGCTGAACGTCGCCACCATCGCACTGATGGTGGCGGGAACCTGCGAACTCACTGCACCAACACCAACGCTTCCGGCTGCCACAACTCAGCAACCCTGCGCGGGATGCTGTATGCGACACCGGGAACCCACTCATCATCGGGACCCTGACGCGCAATGGTCGGACCACGCTGCGTTTCCCAGAGGTGCCGGGCCATCTCACGCACACCATGTGTGATGGTGTGCGGAATCGACTGCGGCGCAACGGTATACGTTACGTCGATAATGCCGCACTCCCATGCCGTGCGGTAATAGCCTGCCATCCGGTACAGCATGTCTCCGGCCGGTGACACTGCATACCCTGCGGCATCAACGACTGCACCGTTGACCTTCACCTCAGCCACACTTGCCACCGGACTATGACGCAGGAATATCGCGTGTCCGTCATCGCAGTAGTGACGCTCAGCGGTATACGTTGCGCGTCGCCAACACTGACGCGTGAATGCCTCGCATGCATCGCTTGCAGTATTGAGGAACCCCAACAACTCAAGATCGCTTGTGGTGCTGGTCAAGCCAAGGTGTGCGCGTGCATCGGCAACACCCACGATGGGCGCACCGATCGAGGCAGCAACCTCGAACGTGTCCGGCCCGTACGCAACGGCAGGCACGGTGCCGGTAAAGATCCACTCCCACCGGCCGATCACCTTGCCTGTCGTATCCCAGTCGAGGGTGTACCGACCTTGCTCGGGGTGGCCGACCTGGCCGCCGGTGCGCACCACTGCGGCTGAGCCGTCCGGTGGTGTCAGGGTGAACGTGGCGCCGGTGACGTCGAGGGGCGCCTTGTTCTCATCGGTGACCCTGGCCTCTAAAGGCACGGTGGAGCCAAGTGCCCACGTCATCCGGTCACCCTCCCTGCGCTAATGGTCCTGAGCGGTCACGCGTGCCTGTCTGCGGCCCGTTCCCTGCCGGGCCGGTAGCAGTAGGGGCACCCCCCTGCGCCGTGCCCACAGAACGGCCTACAGCGGGTCCGGCCGCTGCGCCGGTTCCGGCCCGGCCGATGCCGACCGCAACCCCCCGGTGCCGGGGTGGTGCAATCACGTCCGCGTCGGCAGTGATGAGGCTGAGCACCGTGCCGAACATGCCGACCCGCGCGGTACTCGCCAGACTTGCCGACACGGTTGCCGACACACCGGCAGTGAGGGCAACCCGTGCAACGACGGTGCTGCCCGCTGTGATGGTGGCAGTGACATCACTGACCCGTGCAACAACACCGGTGATCGTTGCCGTTGCCGTGACGGTGGCAGTGACACTGCCGATCACACCGGCAACCGTGGTGCCGGTGACGGTGGCCGATGCTGTCACCGATGCAGTGACGGCACCGGTTCGGGCCACAACCGCAACCGCAACCACATTCGCTGATGTGGATGCAGACACCGCACCCACATCACCGACGATGCCTGCCGCTGTTGAGGCATGGGTGATGGCGGTGGTTGCCACCCCGGTGCGGGCAACCACACCAATCACGGTTGCGGTTGCGGTTGTGGTGCCAGTGACCGCACCGGTTGCCGCAACTAGACCGGTGACGGATGCAGCGGCAGTGACGGCAGCACTGACATCACCGGTGGGCGCACCACCGGCGACGGTGCCGGAAACCGTTGCATCATCAGTGATAGCGGATGTGACTGCACCGACCGCACCGGCAACACCGGTGGTCGTTGCCGCAGCGCTGATGGTCGAGGTGGCTGCGCCTACTGCCCCGGCAACACCGGAAACCGTTGCGGCATCAGTGATAGCGGATGTGACTGCGCCGACCTTGCCGTCAACACCGGTGACCGTTGCCGCTGCGCTGATGGTCGAGGTGACTGCACCGGTGCGCGCGACAACGGCCGTGACCGCTGCACCGGCTGTGATGGTGGAGGTGACCGCGCAAGTTGCGTCCATCCGGCCGGTGACGGTGCTGCCCGCTGTGATGGCCTGCGAAACGTCACCGGTCAGGTTACCGGTAGGTGTGCTGAGCGCAAGCGACTGCCCTTGTGCCCCAACGACATTGGGGGTGAACAGGCAGTAATTGCGCCGCATGTTCGCACGCGGGTTGGCACTGAGGCCACCCCGGATCACGACATGGTGCGCGTAGTGGTGAAACAGTCCGCGACGGATCGGCCGACGGGTTACCTTGCGGGATTCCTCATCCGGTGGTGCGTCCGCCCACGTGATGTGATGGGAGGTTGAGGTGTTCGCTGCACTACTCGCATCGATGCCAATTTCCTCGACATCGATGATGCTCGGTGTTGCCAACGGTCGCGGCGGTCGCCACCGCTGATTGAGGACAGGCTTGTCACCGGCATCGATGTAGACAAGCGGGTTGCCGTTGATGGTCGGGCCGATAGACCATTGGTTGCCGATGGCGTTGGTGCGTGACCGCGTGTTGTATTTCTCGGTGCGCGCGGTTGGGGTGCCACCATCAGAGTTATAGCGTGCAAGGAACACACGCTCAATGACGCTGGCAGTCGTGGATGACTTGCCGTAGCAGGCACTACGGATGAATGCTTGCGCACCACTCGCAGTCTTGACAGTGATGGGTGGGTGTACAGCGGCTGTTGCTTGCTGTGCGCTGTATACAGCCACGCGTCACAACTCCTCAACAACCACCATGGCACTGCACGTTGACGTACCGGTCAGGCTGCGCATGCTGACGAACTCAGCGTTAACGCAGTAGATTTCCTCGCCAGGCTGCGCAACCCATCGGTCACTGCCACCGAACGCGTTGAACACGTGCAACACCAATGAGTTAGCGGATAGCGTGGCCTGCGTGGTGCCCCATGCCACTTGCGCACCCACTGCGCCGTAATAGGTTCCGGCCGCTGCCGGTGACCGCGTGCTGAACTTTTCCGGGGTGTACGCAGTGGGTGTAGTGCCGGTGCCCTGCGAAGTGACCCGCGAGATGGTCACGCGGGTTGCGGCAGACACAGTGTTCTCACCACCAATGAACGACTCAAGGATACGCAACTGTCCTGCCGCTGCCGCACCTAGTTCCCAATAATCGTTGGAGGTGGTCAACGCAACCCCGGTGACAACCTTGCTGTACACCGGATCTTCCGGTGTCCACCGCGTGTTGACCTCATCGTATGCAGGCCAGAACTCACCGGCCCGACGCGCCATGTCCTCGAACGACGCTGCACCCCTTGTGGCGCAAGCGTAGTGGCGACGCATGGTGGCCTTGATGGTCTCGGCGATCCCAAGTCGCGTGATGAAATCATGCTGTTCACGCACGTTGTCATACAGTCGCGGTGCACCCTTGGGCCACGTGGTGACGCTCATGTCAGCGCACAACCCTTACGTAGCAATGGGTGTGTAGGAAAGGGTCAAGGTGGTCAAGGTGAGGGTGTTGGTTGACACCCAAGCCTGAGACACGCTGAGCGCAGCAGACTGCAGAAACGTTGCACCATTCCACAGACTGATGTGCGTGATGGTTTCGGACGTGCCGCCGTTGGTCCATGCCGACAACGTGTTGATGGTCATGCTGCCACCGCTCGGGGCATTCCATGTCGCTGTGTTCTTGGTGCTTGACCCAACGCTCACAGCGTTGGTGCCCGCAGCGCCAGGGTCAGCGGTGTGCAACTGAACCCCTACTGTCGCAATGGCTGCATAGGCAGTGTTGCGGTAGACATTCAGAATGCTGTTAGCGCTTGCCGCAGCGAGGCCAACCACCATCTTGCATCACTCGCTTTCAACGGGGTAGCACGTGGAGCACTCAGGCACGCACGGTGCGTGGTGCTCAACGTGGGCAATGGCCTCAATGCCAATGTGCGCAACGATGGCGTCAGGGTCAGGCATCGGAATCCTTTACGTGGTAAGGGATCGGCGCGCGCACCTTCCCCAGTACGCGCGCCGATCCCCGGTCACTTGTTCGGTGCCTTACGCACCATCTTGGTTGCAGGCATTGGGGCGGCCTTGGCCTGCCACTCTGCCCACTGTTCGTCACTCACCTCAGTGCCCTTGCCGCACAACAGGAATCGTGCGTCAGGGTCACCATCACCGATGATGATGCGCTGCCGATCCTCTGAGGTGTAGACGTGATCGGGGCACGTCATCATCCTCACCGGTAGATCAGCACCACGCGGAACTTACCCGCCGACACAGCACCAACCGCAATGACAATCTTGATGTTGCGCTGTGCGGTTGTCTTGACGGACGTGGCACCACTGAGCGGAATGAGACTCTTGCGCCCGGTGCTGTTCCATGGTGCGGATGAGAAAATCGTTGCGGTGACAAGGTCATTGGCACCCTCGCACTGCACGGCAATGGTGCCACCGGCAGCCGCAGTGACCTGAGTGTCAACCTCTAGGTATCCGTCAACAATGACGGAACCGGTGGGGATGACGTTGCCGAGTGAGTCACCTGGCCGCAGCGTGATGGTGGAGATGGCACCACCGTCAACACTGAAGTCATACTCAGCAACCGCAGTCTTGAGATCCGTAGTCCCCTCAATGACTGCCATGGCTCAGATACCCGTGACGGTGCAGAATGCGGCCGGGCGGTACACCACGAACGCGGTACGCATGTCCGCGCGCACGGCCTGCTTGCCCTCAACGAAATAGGTGCTGTGCGAGTTGCTGACCTGCACCTCAATGCCACGCTTCACGGCAAGTTCACAGTAGTTCGCGAAGTCACCCACAAGGCCAGTGTTCTGCGTGATCGCATCGGACTGCACCACGTTGAGTCCCCAGATACGCTCCGGTCCGGCATCGCTAGGGTTACCCCAGATATAGATACCGTCCGCAGTGCGCAACAGTCGCACATCCTGCCAGTCAAGCGGGTGAGTCACGAACGCGTTGGGGAATGCGCGACCCGTGACACGCACCAACACAAGTGCCTTATACACCGCATCGGGCGTGGGGTCGGCACCCTTGGCCTGCGTCTGAATCCCTGCCACGTTGAGGATACCGGTGAGGTTCGGCGGGGTGCCGTTGCCCACAAGGATCTGACCATCAAGCCGCTGCCGCACCATGAACGGCAGACGGTTGTTGACATACCCCTGAGCCTGCGGGATGTCTTCCAACTGCTCATCAGTCATCGGCAGGAATGTGGCGATCTTGCGCACCGGGCTACTGCGCTCAGTCAGTGCAAGGGCAGACTCAGGGTAGGTGCCAGCCTCAGCGGTTTCCGCAGCGGAGTTCGTAAACGTGGTTTCCTCCATGTAGACCACCGCAGCCTGCGAGGTAGTCGTACCGGGGATGATGTCGATGACCTGAATGGGTCGCGTGGCATAGTCAACGACAGTGCCAGTGCGGATGTTCTGCGGCGCCCAACCCGCAGAGGTGGTCATCAGTGTCTTGAGTTCAACGTCAAGCGTGGCAACGGGTCCCTGACCACCGGTGCGAGACTTGTACGCCACAGAGTCAGTGAACAACTCGCCCACACTCTTGGCCTCAACCTCGCGCTTGGCCTTGCGCTCATCCTGCTCCGCGCCACTCTCACCCTCGGGACCCGTTGTGCCGCGTGCCTTTTCGGCAGCGTTGGCAACGGCAGTGAGGTTGTCTACCTCGACACCAAGGTCCGTGGCCTTTTCGTTCAGTGCACGAATGTGCGCCGCAATCTCAGACGTGTTGCCCTGCACAGACTTGACCTTGCCCAAGTCAAGATCCGGGCCAGCCTCAGCGAAGATGTCCGCAATTTCCTTGCGCACGTGGTCGAGTTCACCACGCTTGGTCTCAAGCATTGGGAACGGCATTACCCTCTACCTCTCAACGATAAGTGGACGCAACATAACGGAGCCACTCACGCATGACATCATCAGACGTGATGGTGTCTGCGTTGGACTCGTTCTCTAGCAAGGCATCCAGAGACTTGACCTCATCACGCAGCCACGCGAGTAAGTGGCGAGACTGCGGCGCAATGAGTTCCGCCTTGCCCTGTTCCGACCGCAGTGCCTTGATGGCACGGGCGCGGTCAGTCAGTGAGGACATCGCCGTTATGACGTCGATTGCCTCATCGTTGAAACGCAGCGTGTCGGTTGCCTTGGTACGCAAGGCAGGCACGTCATGCTCTGTCTCAACAAGGTGCGCGGCGAGATGGTCATACGCTGCGCGAATGTCTTGCGGCGCAAGGGGTTCAACACCCTTGACGCCATTGCACCGCGCAATGCCCTTGAGCACTGCACGTACATCAACGGTTCCGTCATCGTGGTGATGCGGCAGCACATCGGCCCATGGCTTGAATGACTTAGCACCAACGGTACGCGTGTTGATGCCTGCACCGATCAACACCGGTGACACCTCATGCACCTTGAGCCGCTTGAGGAATCGCACGGCCGTGCCCTCGAAAGTGCCGGGCGCACTCTCTTGCACGTCATAGCCATACGACCACTGACCGAGCGGGCCGAGTTCCTTGACCACCGTGAACGTGTCACGACCCCCAGTGGTGTCAAGGAAAAACTTGCCATCCATGATGGCCTCAGTCTTGGTTGTGCGAATGACACCCTTGCCCACCGGCAGCACACCATCATGCGAGGTATGCCCATAGGACGAGATGACAACCTCTGCGCCGTCAGTGAATGCGGCAGGGTCAGTCACGTCCCCATCAAGGTCGATGGTGTTGAACGTGCTGAACACTGCAGACACTTCACCCTTGTCAGCACTCTTGATGTCAACGTGCTGGAATCGCTTGCTGTCCATTGCCATTCCCGTTCATCAGTGCTGCCACGTCATTGGTATTGGTGTCGTTCGCATTCGCATCGGTAGCGCTATCGGGCGGACGGAGTTGCACGGAGAACATGCCAGAGTGGTTGCCACGCAAGCGGTTCAGATCACCACTGAGCATGTAGTCAAGTACAGCATCAGGCTTGAACCCCACTTCAATCAGCGAACGTGATGCGGCAACATCAAGTTGCCGGATGTCCGCTGCATCGCGCGCATCCTCGCGCAAGAATGGGATGTCTCTTTCGTCGTACCACAGACGCACACCGGTGCGAGGCGGAACCACTAGCGTGGCAAGGGATGCCGCTGCCTTGCCCCACAAGTCGCGAATCGTGGTGTCAACGAACACGCGACGCGCCGCACCGAAATTGCCGGTATTGAGCGTGCTGCCCTGCAACCCTTCACTGATGCCGAGGATGGCGGGAGGTACACCGGCCGCAGCCGCAATGCGTGTCTCACCGGCACCCTGCGTGGTCTTGAAGTCGAGTTGCTTGAAGTCCAACGACATGGGCACCACATCGGCGCCACCGGTCAGGAACAGTGTGCGGTAAGCGTTGTCGGTACCTTGATGCGACTCATTGAACCTGTCAATGAACGATTGGAATGCGGTTTTCCCAGTGTCCTTATCGAACTTGATGGCGTAGGACGGTACAGCGCCATTCTTGAAAAACGCGCCCTTGTGCTGTGTCGCTGCGATGTCCGCTGCAATCTCACGCAGAATCGGTGTCAGCCATGACATCCCACGGAACCGCGCGGACGGATCGGGGCGTGGCGAGTAGTGCACGAACTCATTGGGCATCAGGATGAGTGGATCACCCTTGCTCTCAGGGGTTTCGTACATCAACCCTGCGACCCGCGCATCAACGTTGAACAAGTTGCCGCTCGGTGCGCTCAGGATGAGCGTGCACCAATCTGGCCGCATCCGCGCGATACGCTTGCCCGCATCCGTTGCAGCAGCACCGATCCGGCCTGCCTCATCCACGGTGGTCAGGTACGCGTTGCCTGCGAGTGAGGCATCAAGTTCCATGCGTGCCAGCAACTCACCGGTGGTGCCGTTCGGCCATGGCTGTTCAAGGATGGCAAGCGCAGTGGTGCCGAATAGGTCGCCCGGCTTGCCGTTGATGAACGGACGCCAGAGGAACCGAGCCTGCGAAAACACTTGCTGCCTACGGTCGATGCATGCGAACACGATGCCGTCACCCTTATAGGCATCGTTGATGTACGATTGATAGTCGACGTCAATGCGTTCCTTGTCACGCGTACTTGCCGCATACGGGCGGAACGCATCCGATACCCAGAACGGTGGCTCACTGAAACCCTTGCGCCCCAACCGTTCCGCTGCAATGCGAGACAGTAACGTCAACGGTCATCCTCAATACGCTTGCGCTTGAGGCCATCCGTAAACCCCACCTTGAGTGCAGCGACACACCACGTGATGATGAGCCAGATAACCGCGAACACCTTAGCCACCAACCATGCCAAGGCATACAGCACCGATGCCAGCATGGTAAGCACCATGCGTCCGGGATGCATCGCACGTGCTGAGGTGTCAATGCGCTCAACGGTCCGTGCGCTGAGTACGACCATTGAGCGCCATCCTTTCGTTACGCTATATAGAATTGCGGTACGGGTGAACGATCGGGACCATAGATGGCGTTACCCCATAGGGCACCGGTCAGTGCCCACAATGGCGAGATGTCAGCCGTGGATTTCTTGCGATCCCATAGCCACAACCCCTCGCCCATGTCGCGCGCTGCGGCGCCCGCCAATGCCATAAGTAGCAAGGGATCGCCAGAGTGCGTGAGTGTCTTGTCCCGCACCGCTTTCTGCAAGTGCCCGCATGCACGGCCCATGTCATGAGTGCTGAACAACTCAGGCTTGATGCCTACAGCCTCAAGGTCAGGCAGCATGCTGCCGACCGCACCGGCTGACCATGCGGTAAAGACTGCATCCTCATCGGTGTTGTCTGCGAGTTCCTTGCAGCGCTGCGGCAACCAATCGGTGCCGGTGCGATGATCGGCCAATTCAACATGCGTGATGTCATCTTGACGGACCGCAACACCGATGCTGGCACTGCGCATCCCCGGTGCCACGTTGATGAAAAACACCGGTGTCCCGTTGGGCTTGTCACGCTCAAGGATGAGTGCAGCGAAACCCTTAGCAGAGATGGGAACCATGCCCACCGGATCATCCCACCAACCAAGCCGCTCACGTGCGAACTCATCCGGTGCGGCTGCCATGGCACGACGCTCAGCGCGAATGAATGACACACTGATGCGCCGACCCATTGCGGGATTGGCTTGCTGCCAACGGGTTTCGTCATCGAGCACGCAGCGAGGTGAGTGCAGCGCATGCGTGCATGCAGTGGTGCCACACTGCCCCGGTGGCGCACACCACTCAAGGTAGGTCAATGACGGATCATTACCGGCCCGTCCGCGATCCCTGATGCTGCGCAGCACGTCGCTGTGTTCCTGCCCCGCACTGCTGGCATAGATGACCTGCGGGTTGGGTCGCGCGCTGAGCGTCGGCAACAGTGAACCCATCTCAGCCGCAGACAGGTCGAATGCCTCATCCAACACCACGCGGTCACCGGTCAACCCTCGGCCGGAACCCTTGCTGCGCGCCAGGAAATCGACACGTGACCCGTTGATGAACTCAATGCCCTCTGAGCCGTTCTCATTGCTGATGCGCTTGATGCGTCGGTCAAGGTCGGGGTTGCCTTGAATGACTTGCACCAACTCACGGAACGATTCCTCTGAGGTACGGAACCGGTGCGATGTCCACACAATCAGTCCGCTACCGAGGATGAACACATCAGCCAACACCACCGGCAGCACGATGCCGCCTGTCTTGCCGTTCTGTCGTGGCTCGATCACGCATGCCTCAAGCGAAACCCATTGCCCCGCACTGTCTTCCGCCATGATGGCGTTAATGGCTAGTTTCTGTTCGGGGTCAAGCGTGATGCCACATTGCTCAGCAAGTTCAATCGCTTCCGTGCCGCACGTGGATACGTGATCCGGTACCCACAAGTATTGCGGCGCAACGAGTTCAGACTTATGCGCCAGTGATTCGCGCACGTCTCCTAGCCATCAGCATGTCAACGCTGTCCGTGCCCTGCGCATTCTTGAGCGCCAAGGTCATGGAATCGCGGAGTTCCTTACTGAGCGCAGCAGCACCGGCAGTAATGTCGTTGCGCTGCAAGTGATGCAGCAAGTGCACCAACGTCATGACGTGCGCACCCTCAGGGGTGTTGAGTCGTCCAGCCTCTGCAAGCCTGTCGCGGTAATGCTCGACAATCGTGCGCTCATCCTCGCCGCTGTGATGAATGACAGTGTGCATCTCACGTCTCGCTTGTCAGAACAGATGCAGCATCGATGTGCCCAACCTTGCGATAGAACATCCCCGGTGCCTGCACGTTGAAATCATCAGACAGGAACACGTTGCCACTACTGGGGTCACTGCCATGACTCATCACGATGGTGCGATCGGGACCGATAATGAGATCCCCATGGGCGAATACCTGCCGCACGATGTTGACACCGGCCGTTGCGAGAGGCTGCGAAAACTCAAGCGTGCCAACGTTATTCGCAAGATCGATGGTCGCCGTACCAAGCACAACACCAAGCGCAACAAGTTCAAGCGTGAGTGACATGTTGGGAACATCAATGGCAGCCACGCGGAAAGTCATTTCACCTTCACTGCCTGGCACCATCGTGGCGAACGTCGCTTGCACCATCAGTCGTCACCACTCTCGAAACCTGTTGCGCTGCAACGGGTTTCGTCATCCGCTGCGCTGAAACCGTTGCGGCGCAACGGGTTGAGAAAGTCGACTAAATCGGTGGAGGCTGGCCGGCCGTTTTCCGTGAGTTGATCTTGGTCGAGGACCGCGCGGGGAGAGGCGGGCAGGG